GGCCGTGAGATCTGCGAGCCATTTCAGGCCGTCGCGCCGCTTGATGCCGCCCTGCGGTTTCACGACCACATCGGAGAGGTACGCCGCGCCCGAGTAGTAGTGCTTGATGTCGGTGCGCATCGCGAGATCTGGGTCGATCTCGCCGCTTGAGAAGTTTGATTTTAAAAGGTTGATCTTGCGGCCCATCAATTACCTGCAGTTTATCAGTGAATAATCGCCCGAAATTTCTTGCGAGGGGCGTTGCTGACTGTCGAGGTTTTTCGCCGTCTCGAAATATCCGCCCATCTGTTTTTCCGCCGGCGATCCGTATGCCATCGTTTCCCAACGCTCGCCCTTGCTGCTGTCGTCGGTGAGCGGCTCGGCAAGGCGGGCTGCCATGACGTAGGTCATCAGGGTTTGCACATACGGCGGGTCTTTGCTTTCGTTCGTCGTGGCTTGGTAATCGATCCACACGGCCGGATCGTTTGCGAGCAGCGTATCGCCGTAAATGTCGTATTCCTTGAGCGTCGGTGCGCCCTTGTCGCCGGATGTAAACACAGCACGCGGGCCTGCTATGCGATCAGAGGGCAGTTGAAAGGCATACAGCCACTCGCCGACCGGAGCCTCGGTAAGACGGCCAAGGCGCACCTTTTTGATCGTGTGCCGCCACGGATAGCGCGAAAGCACCTCTTTGCGCACCATCGGGTACAGCGTGCGGCAAGCCGTCACCTTGTCGTCATCGCCCACAAGCGTATTGATCGGTTTGAGCCCAAGGCAAACAAGAGCGCGGGCGCAGGTATCAACGTCGGTATTTCCTGCTGCGAGTGTCATTAAATTCCTCCAAAAACTTGTTTTGTAAAACCGGACATCGAGCGGATTTTGTCCGCAACGGCCGGGGCGTTTTCTTTAAGGCTGTTGATCGATTGCTGCCATGCCTGCACCATCGTGTGCCCATCGTGCATAAAGCCGAGGCGCGGGTCGTGGGGCGTGCCGGCGTTCGTCTTGAGGGCGTACCCGCCGCCGCCATCGATCGGGCAGCCTGCGAGCACCACAAGCTCAAAGCCGATCGCGATCATCACGCCGGCCGCAAAGATCGCAGAGCCGCCGCCGTAATTCATATCCCATCGATAGAGCGGGGCGCGGATGCCGTCGGCCTCTGGCGCGTTGCGGATGTGTACGACCGGCAGAGGATAGGCGACATCATCCCATACATCCTCGTGCATCTGTAAAAAGTGCGCGATCTTCTCGCCGTGGCAGGTGGCAACGTGATCGGCGGGCACGAGGGCCGTCGCTTCGTTCACGGCGCAAATACTGGCATTTGGATATTTGGCAAGGGCGGCATCGACATCGGCGTTAACGCAAGGGTGCGTGCCGACGATAATGCAAACGCCCCGCTCCTGTTTCGGATAGCGAGGCGAGGAAATCGGGGCCGGAAATTTCGGATCGTGGGCTGCGACATTCACGCAATTTTTATTAAAAAGTCCGAGCATTGTCATCAGTATCCCCCTTTGAAAAAAAGGGCGAGAGCGCGAGCCCCCGCCCCTTTGAGTTTGCACTTAGAAAACGCTTAGTCGGTGTCCGTCATCGTGATCGCGGTGCCGTCTACGACATCGAGCACGCCTGCGGCCTTGCTGTTGACGACCAAGAGGGCCGCCGCGAGTGTGCCGCCCGATCCTGCGCCGGTGAGAGCGTAAATCAGATCGCCGACGTTCACGAGGTTGTATGCGCCGCCGTAAGCAACGCCCCCGTTAAAATAGCCGGCTGTGTCTGCCGTGGCCTTTGTGTCGGCCGTGGCATAGGAGAAGATGGAAGGCGCACCTTTGATGGTTGCCGTGCCCACACCGGAGAGCGGTTTGCTCGAGTTACCGATCGGGGCGAAGTTTGCGAGAGCGAAAGCCATGAGCTTAATCCTTAATTTTTAATGTTAGAGAAAGGGCCGCCCCGAAGGGCGACCACGTTAAATCTTACAGGCCGGTTTCGTCAGAGCTGACCTCGACGATGCCCTCTGGGTCGATCGCAACGGAGCCGGCTTTAAACAGGCCGTTCGCGAGCCAAGAGGTTTTTTCGGCGATGTAGTTGACCTCGGTGCGTTGATCGATGCCGACTGCGAGGCCCATCGAGCCGCGCACGCCGCCGTGATAGAAGTAGCTCGTGCGCACGTTGGTCGCGATCGGCAGGCCGCCCTCGTCGCGGTCATCCATGACCATGAAGTTAAAGCCGAGCCAGCGCGTGATTTCGCCGTCGACCAGAGCCTTGATCGCGTTCTTGTCGAACGTGTTGGCATCGCTGTCGCCGAGCAAGCCATACATACCGTTGGCGTGTACAACCGCATAACGGTCGGCCATCGGTACGCCCTTTTTATCGAGCTTGGCTTTTGCAAGGCGGCATTTCGCCGTGTTGATGTTCGTGTTTGAACCGCCGACGTTAACGCCAACCGTGAGCGAGGTGCTCGCGGCATCGAGCGCGTCGAGGATAAGCTGATCTTCGCGGCGGCCGATGGCCCCTGCGATGACGTAAGCAAGCTCGCGCTGTTCGTTGACGTTGTTCGTCGCCTGGTCGAAAACGTCCGTGTATTCGGGCGCGTTCCAGTCAGAAAGCGTCGCGGATTTACGGGCGTGGGAGATGTTCATCGGGATGACATCGGTCTGCGGGATGCGCGAGGTAGCGATACCTTTGCCCATCGTCGGCCATTTGTAATCTGTGCCGACAACGCCGGTTTTCGTGCGTACGGTTTTGCGCAGCAGTTGGCCTTGCTGCGTGTATTGGTGCTTCACCATGTCGTCAAATTGTTGGATTGCACTTGCGGTTAGAAACTTGGACATTTGTAATCCTTCGCTAGAATTGTTGAAATTTTCGGATCAAATGAGATTGTGCTTGCGCGTCTCGATGCCTTTCGGCGGTCGGGTGCTTTCCCCAAAGCAGCGGGCCGAGATCCGGTTATCCGCGAAAAATATAATTAACGTATCTCATGGAAGCGGCCCTGCCGTCAAGCAGAGCCGCAAAAGGTTCCATCGCGTAAAAAAGTGTTACCTGTTTTGTGCAGAGCTCATCGCGGGCGCATTGCCGTAGCGTTTTGCGTACAGAGCATCGACCTTCGCCTTGTGGTCGGGGTCGGTGTCGTACTTCGGATCGTTGAGCATCGCCGAGAGCTCCTCTTTCGTTGGCATACCGTCTTGCGCCGTGATGTTCGTCGGGATCGGAGCCTCGCCGTAATAGCTACGGATCGCCTGCAAAAGTTTCACGCCGGCCGATGTTTCCATCAAGATCTGGCTTTCATTGAGCATCGCGTCGTTGATATGGCCGGCCTTGTAAAGCTGACCGAGGAAATCAAACTGATTTTTGATTACCGCGTCGGCGTTCGGGCCGAGGGCTTTTTTCTCGACCTCGATATCGATTTTCGCTTTTGAGACTTCGGGCGCGACGAGATCGTGATACATACCGAGCAGCTCATTCAAGCCGTCCTGCGAAACACCGTTTTTAACGCCCCACGCTGTAAATCCTTTGATGTAAGGGTCTGCGGCGGGGTCTGCTTTGGCATCTCCGAACAAAACAGTCTTTTGCTCATCGGAGAGGTTGAGCTTGTAATCCTCGGCCTTCGCAGGTGCTTTATGGTCGCCCTTGTGAAACTTGGCCTCGAGCTCTTTGTAGCTTTTGAGGATGTCCTCGGCTTTGACTTCGCCCTTTTCGGCATCCCAGAATTTATCTTCCTTGAGCCAATCTGGGCGCACCTGCTTTTGACCTGGAAGATCTGCGGTCTTGTTTTTCTCGGCTTCTTCGGCTGCGAGCTGCTCGGCCGTTTTCGTTTCCGGTGCGGGGTCTTGCGTTTTCAGGGCCTTGATCGCATCGACATCGAGCATCGATTTGCTCTTATCATCGCCGCCACCGCCACCGCCTGCGGGATCTTTATCCTCCTCGCGGCACATCAGGGCCATCGTGGATGTCATCGTCATCATCATTAAAAATTTAATCATGATTATTCTCCTTTGCTTCCGATGAGCGCAACCTCGCTCTGTGATACTTCTCGATACGCGCTCTCAAAGACGGCCTTCGGCGACCAGCTTTGATAATCGTTATCGTACACGACGAGATACCCCTCATCGGCGGGGTTTTCGTCTTTGGGAATTTCCCATCCTCGATGCGTGTTGTAATCGCCCCGCGTCATTGGCTTGGCGTTTATAATTTTAGTGCCGATATATGTTTTCATTGTTTCGCTCCTCGCGCTTTGGTTTTCAGAAATTGAATAATACTCTTTTGCCCCGATCTCCAAAAGCCATAACTTGCGCCGTTGTAAAATCCGAGCGATGGGTCGAAGTCCTGCACCTTGTCCTGAAACGTCTGCAGATATTCGAGCACGATTTTTCCCGACGGTGTTTTAAAACACTTCTCGAAAGCGTAATCGATATCCTGCTGCGAAAGGCCGGTTTGTTTTTGCGCCGCGTTGTTCGCGTGATCTACGGCCTTTTTAAACCAATCCCATCCGCCCGAGCTCGTTGCGCACGAGATCGTGCATTGTGAGCGTCAGCTCGCGATGGGGGTCGAGGCGTGGTGGGACCGTTATCTCGTCGACGGTCAATTTCGTTTTGAGGAGGAGCTGCTCGCTCATATCGCAGAGTTTAAATCGATCATGTCGAAATACAGCTACAAAAAGCACGCGATCGGTCGC